CAAGTTACAACTAACCTAGGTGCTGGCGTTTCAGCTCTACGTTACGTAGCTTAATAAATAGCAAGACCCTTCGGGGTCTTGTTTTATAAGTGTATCGTGTGCACTTATAAAACAAGAGAGGTATGCTAATGGCAGCAAATTTAATTACACGCACTGAATATAAAGCATACGCCGGCATTACTAGCAATAATCATGATGCTGAAATTGACTTGCTAATTCCTAAAGTTTCGGAATTGGTAAAATCTTATTGCCGCCGTACTTTTGTAGACTACTATGACGAAGCCAAGACCGAAGTGTTTGATGGCGGATTCGGTATGCTACTACTAAAAGAAACTCCAGTTACTCAAGTCATTTCTGTACAACAAAGCACAGACTATGGCCAAACTTACACAAAGCTAACAAAGTTCACTGATTGGGCTCAAAGCGGGGATTACGTAGTTTCAATTAATCCCCAAGGATTTTTACCATTTGTTAACGGTTACAAAGTTACTTATTTTGCTGGCTACGAAGCCGTACCACAAGATTTAAAATTAGCGCTACTAGACTTAGTTACTTACTATCGTAAAAACGACAGCTCCGTACACAACAATCGCACACCTGGTGGTGGTGGCAGCGTACAGCTAGAGTATATCATGAATACTAACCTACCTGCACACATCAAGCGTGTTGTAGACTTATACGTAGCGGATTATACATAATGCAAGTAAATAGCACCATGGATGTAGGGCAGTGGCTATCATTTATGAGTGGCTACAGAATGGCCAAGAACTTACCTAAAAGTAGTGTAGGTAAATTAAACGAGTTTGTTAAGGCCATTAACACAGATATGCGTGGAGTTATCGAAACATCCACACCAGTATTTTTTGTTTACGACGCTTCAGTGTACGAAGATGCAATGCAAGAAATACTGCGTCATTTAAAGACGCCTGAAGGTTCTCAGTACATTGTAAATATTAGGGCATCTACTACCGTTACTATACAACGAGATGATCCAGAGTTTGATAAGTATTTAGCAATAGCACTCAATAAGCTATCTCTACCAGATATAAGTCCAAAGACATTACTACGAGAAGTACTGCCCGGTAATAAAGCAAATACTATTAATAGTTTTGCGGAAGTAGTCAAGGTAGCAGTAGCCAACCTAAATGAAAAGATTTCTAGTCTATCTGGAAGAATTGCTGAAGGAGATCCTGCTGCAATTGGTCGAGGTAGAATGCACGCTACTGCCGCAGGTAGATTAGTCAGACACGGATTTGCAAAGCTTACTCCTTGCAGACTAATAAATCCAGAAAGTGTTGTAGTAGGTTTTAATCCAACAAAACAAGCCGTACTAATAGGTGCTAGTTTTGCAAATCTACGAGACGGTGTTAATAAGTTTATTAACCAAGAATACAGAGATGCTCTAGAAAGAACTGGCATAGTACTTTCTAAAGAGACTACAAAAAAAGAAAAAGGCAGAGCAGTAGCCGCCACGGACTTAAAGAAAAGATTCCAAATTGGTGACTTTGTTGTGTTTGGACACACAGGTGCTAAGAGTTCAAATGACAAAGGTATTTCCCAGCTACTAGGGATCAATACACCTTGGACACAGCAACTATTGTTAATAGCTGCTAATAAAGGCACAGAGTCTTCAGGTATTGATATACTAACTAATTTTGCACGTACAAGCGGGCATATAGATTTAAGTATTGAATTTAAAAAAGAAGTATCTGCAGACGTAGGTATTCTGATGACAGGCAGTATGGCTATGGTTGTTCCAATGCCGTACTCAAAAAACGCAGCTCTTACATTAAGTGAAGGTGCTGCTGCCAACGAAGCAGTAAGTAATCTGTATGGTGCTGGCAGTACTTACCTAAAGATACGTAAGTCACTAACAGACACAATATTTTCTGCTGAAGGTGTTAAAAGACTTATCACGGGTCTACGCTTTTCACCTACTGTTGCAGAAAGTTTAGCTGAAGGTTTAGCTGGTGTACTACTAGGAAAACCTTTTAAGAAGTCAAAAGCAAAAAGTAAAAAAGCTAGTACACAGCTAGGTAAGCCTACCAGTACTAGTAAATCTAGGTCAAATCTAAGGCCGGGTCGCAAAGCCTCAATAGCCAAAGCACCTAAGCCAAAAAGCATAACACCTACATTTGTACTTGAAGAAACTAGTTTAGTTTTATTACAATCTTTGTTAAATGCAAATTTAACAGAAAAAATAAAACAAAATATGGGTGACGGAAGTCGTAAAAATATACTAAACTTACGTAGTGGCAGACTGGCTGAAAGCGCTAAAGTTGAAAGATTAAGCGAATCTCGTTCAGGTATGATAACTGCGTTTTATTCGTATATGAAAAACCCTTATGCAACCTTTTCGGATGGTGGACAACAGTCCAATCCAAAGTCACGCGACCCTAAATTATTGATATCAAAATCAATTCGTGAAATTGCCGCAGAACAGGTTGCTAACAGATTAAGGGCAGTTGCAATATGAGTAAAAGAACAAGCATTATACGTGCACTAACCGAAAAGTTAAAACTTATTGATGGTAGTGCTCCTTATCAAACAAACTTAAGCGGCAACGCTTATGCAAAACTAAAATTCTGGGATGAAGTCGAAGACTTTCCCAGTGTTTATCTAACTCCAGGCTCAGAGATGCGAGAATACCTTCCCGGCGATTTTGCCTGGGGATTCCTTGGTGTTAGTATAAAGGTATACTGCCGAGGAGAAGAGGCTCAACTAGAACTTGAACAGTTACTAGAAGACGTTGAAACTTGCGTAGATGCAAATCGCGTGCTTGTGTATAATGACGCAGGTCACGAGACAACTGAAATATTAGTTCAGTCAATTACAACTGATGAAGGGCTACTGGCCCCGTACGCAGTCGGAGAAATTAACTTACAGGTGCGTTACGCAATTATGTAAGCCCAAGCATTAAGGTAACTGCAACAGATAAATGTCTAGTTAAAGTGCTACGATGCCAAACTAAAAAAGGAAATGAAATATGTCATTTAATTTAATTCGTAATAGTCGTGTTTTCTTCACGACTAACGTAAACGCGGAAACCGGTGTAGTAGCTGCAAGTGGTTTTTCAACAAGCAATACTCGCGAAATCCAAGTATTGGATGGTTTCAGTTTCTCACAGAATACCACTGCTGAAACTGTTACACTAAACGAAGGCGGAGCAGCTCCAGTTCGTGGACAGCGTAGCTTTAACACCGCACTTGAGCCAGTAGATTTCTCAATGAGCACTTATATGCGTCCTGCTGATGCTGGCGTAAATATCACTGCTGAAGAATCGGTTTTATGGAACGCCTTATTAAGCGCACCAGGTACAACTGCTTGGTCAGAAACTACAACAAATGCTGTAGTAGTGGCTACTAACTCTAATTCACACCAGTTAGAAAAATTTGGTTTGATTATTGTTATTGACGGCGTAAGCTACATTATCGATAACTGCGCCCTAGATTCAGCTACAATTGACTTCGGCTTAGACGCTATTGGTATGATTGCCTGGGCTGGTAAAGGTGCTATCTTGCGTCAAGTTGCTGGTTTAACAGCCTCAACAGGTGCAACAGTAACATTTGGTGGTGGTATCACTGGTTCTGCTAAAGGCAAGAATACAACTGCCCCTTATATTGCCAACAAACTAAGCACACTATCAATCGCCAAAGAAATCGATGGTACAGGTACTGTTTACAACGTAGCAATCACAGGCGGAAGCTTAACAATTGCCAACAACCTAACATACTTAACTCCAGCTAACCTTGGTGTTGTTAACCGCCCATTTACCTACTTTACAGGTACACGCGCTATTTCAGGAAGCATTAACGCTTACTTACGCGCTGGCTCTACAAACACAGCCGGTTTGCTAGCAGATATGTTAACAGGTTCTACAACTGACGTTGATCCTGCTTTTGCTATTCAAATTGATGTTGGTGGTAGCGGTAACGCAACACGCGTTGCCTTTGAAATGCCTGCAGTTGTATTAACAATCCCAACTGTTGCAACTGAGCAAGTTATTTCTACTACAATTAACTTTACTGCCCAAGGTAGCGCATCCAGTGCATTCGACATTGGTGCAGCAAACGAACTAGAAGTTCGCTACTACACTACTAACGCAGCTTAATAGGCAGTAGTTTTCTAAGGTACCGGACTGATCCCCGGTACCGCTTTTTTCCTTGAACGACAACAAAATAATATATATGTCAATTTCCTTAAAAAACCTGTTAGTTCCCTCAAAATCACTTGAAGTCGAATATCCTGGTATGCCAGAATTTAAGATTCAGGTTGCTTTTCTTTCACGCGAAACCTTGCAAAGTATTCGTAAAAAGTCCACTAAAACCAGTTTTAAAAATCGTCAGCCTGTTGAAGAGCTAAATGACGAACTGTTCTTAGAGCTTTATGTAAAAAATGCAATCAAAGGTTGGAGTGGCCTTAAGCTAAAGTACTTAGAGCAATTGGCTCCAGTTGACTTGAGCAATCAAGACGCAGAAGCTGAGTTAGAGTACAGTGAAGAAAACGCACTTTACTTGATGAAAAACTCAACTAACTTTGACTCGTTTATCAGTGAACAAGTAACAGACTTGGGAAACTTTTCAGCGAACAAGTAATTACAGTACGAGAGCAGATTCGCCGATACTTCCAAAATTCTGATGTACACATGACTAAAAGTGCTTACTTTGAAATGTGTGACATGTTAAATCAGGAACCCATTGAAGAAGAAATCCCACTTGAGCTAGGTGACTTTCCAGAACTAGTGCAGCAATGCTTTGTTGTATATGGAATATTACCCGACAACTGGGATTCCATGGGCGGAGGTTTTATGGGCAAAGACTACTCCATAGTATTCAACTTGTTTAATGTATATGGAATTCAAGACTCAGCTGAAGTACTACTTTGCATGGACTTTTTACAGCACATGGATGGAGTAAGACAAAAGCTGGTAGCAGAAAAATTAAAAGCAAAAAGCCCGCAACACTAAAAATGTTGTGGGCTTTTTTGTACCCAAAAAATTTTGGTTTGACAGAATTCTGCTGTTATGCTATAATCGTGTAAACTATAATTCCATGTTTGGTTTAAACGTGGGTTAGTGTACAGCTATTAGGAGAACAAATGGCCACACAAAATGTAAATATTGGCGTAAATGTCAGTGACAATGGCACCGCCAAAAAAGTTGTAAAAAGCTTTCAAGAAATAGAAGCCGCAGCCCGTAGCGCACAAAAAGTAACTGAAAAACTTCAAGCAGGTACTCCTGGTTCACGTGCAGTAGCCGCTACAATGGCTCCAAAAGGGTTAAGTGGCCAAGAATACGGTAATGCTCGTGGTACTGCAGGTGCCACAGGTGCTAGCGCTCGAGACTTTGCTAACCAAGCACAAGGTCTTGGTGGATTAGTTCGCGTATACGCTACGTTTGCCGCAAACTTGTTTGCTGTTAGCGCTGCTTTCAACGCATTAAAAAATGCTGCAGATACTACTAGCATGGTACGAGGCCTAGAGCAATTGGGAGCACAAGGTGGTAGAAACCTTGGAGCACTATCGCTACGTGTTGCAGAACTAAGCGATGGCGCAGTTAGCCTGCGCGAAGCAATGACCGCCACTGCACAAGCCACCGCTGCTGGAATGAGCAGTCGTAACTTAGAGCGTTTAACCACAGTTGCAAAAACTGCTAGCCAAGCACTTGGTATTAACATGCCAGATGCCTTAAGCCGTTTAAGTCGCGGTGTTACTAAACTAGAACCTGAATTGCTGGACGAATTAGGTATCTTTGTTAAAGTAGATGACGCAGTAACAACATATGCGCGTAGCATAGGTAAAACTGCAACTGGACTAACTGATTTTGAGCGTCGTCATGCATTTGCAATTGCAGCAATTGAGCAAGGTGAAAAGAAGTTTGGTAGTATTCAGCTTGATGCTAATCCATATAACAAGCTATTAGCTAGCGTTACCAACTTATCACAAAAAATCTTAGAAACTGTTAACACAGCAGTTGGTCCACTAATTGAGCTACTGTCACAAAGCCCTAAAGCACTTGGATTAGCTATTGCTGGTATTGCAGCAATCTTATTAAAACAAGCTATCCCAGCTCTAGGCATGTATCGTGAGAATGCCAGAATGATGGCTGAAGAAACTCGTCAGCGAGTTCTTAAAAGTGTACAAGATCAACAAGCAGCTGCTAGTCAAATGGATACTATTGCTGCAATGCGTGCAGAAAAAGCTTTCCAAACAGAAAAATCAACACAAGAAAAAATCGCCAAGCTACAAAAAGGTCGCTTTAGTCAAGAATTACTAGGCAAGGACTTACGTAGTAGCTTAAAGAAAAGTGCGTTTGATATTACGCCAGAGGAAACTTCTGCACTAAAAGCACGTTCACAAGCACTGTTAGATTCAGACAACGAAACACAGAAAAAACAAGGTGCAAAACTACAAGCACACCTTTCAAAAATGGAAGCCCTGCGTATGGAGAGCAGTGCTCGCGGAGACGCCGCAGCCGCCGCAAGTGAAGCTCGCGACGCTAAGTGGTATAGTCACCAACAGCAGATGGCTAAAAACTTAGAAAAATTAAACAGAGATGCAGCTAAACGTGCAATGCTATCAGGTGTAGCAGACACAGCTGCAGTACTAGGTCCAGTTGCTGCGTTTAAGCAATTAAGTGCAGAAACCAAAAAATTAGACGCAGGACCTGCAGCTAAGACTTTTGCTGCACTACAAGGTAGTTTAACTATAGCTGGCAGTGCTGCCGTAACCGCATTAAACGCTTTTAGTGGTTGGATTGCGCTATTTGGTATGATAGCAGGAGTAGTTTCTACAGTAATTGGATTTTTATCAGAAACCAAAAAAGAAAGTGCTGCTACAGCCCAAGCATTTGACGGAGTTAGTAGTTCTGTAGATAATGTTACCAGAACCTTAGAGGCATTAGCTAAAAAGACCCCGCTTGAGCAAATTAGTGTAGATGCTATACAAGCTCGCGCTACAGCTTTTGGCGAACTCGCAGAAAATATTGCATTAGCAAATACTCGTGCTGTTGCTGAACTAGCAAAAATGGGTAAAACAGATAAATTTGTTGATTGGGTATCTAAGCTTTGGGGTGGTGATGTTCAGAGCAAATTAAATCAAGTAACGGCCGAAGGTTTTGTATCCGCTTTTACAGCAATGGAACGCGGCCCTGTTTCAGACAAACTACGTGAATCATTCAAGAATTTACTAGGAGTAGATTCAGTAGACGCAACTAGCCTAGAAGCGGCCCTAGAAAAACTACCCGAAGATATTAAGAAAATTCGTCTAGCAACACTTACAAAAGATTTAAAAGAAGCAGGATTAGCTGCGCAAGTAACTGCAGCTAAAGGAAAAGAATTAACCGATACTTATGCTGAATCAGCAAAACAATTACAAGATTTACGTAATAGTTTCTTACCTACTGATGCAGTAAGTAAGTTAGGTATGACAATTATTAATGCAGCAGGTAAACTGGACTTAGCTTTAAAAGATCCAGTTCAAACATTAAATGCAATGAACGCCGCTGTAAAAGATAGTAATAGTTTAAGCCTATTCCCTGCAGAAACCGCCAATATGTTAATCGGCTTAAAGGGCCAGTTAGAGGGTCTAACAAATAGCTATGCCGGAGCCTCTAAGGAATTAGAAGATACAGAAACTAAAATAGCTTCGTTGATTAAAGAGCGCAGTAACTTAGAAAAAGAGGCAGGTATTTGGGGCAAAGAGCGTGACCAAATAAATGAGATCAACGCACAGCTTAAAACACTAGCAGATACTAAACAGATTAAAACTAAGTTGTTGTACGAAGTGCAAGCAGAAACACAAACACTTGGTAAGCAGTTTGATACTGTATTGAAAGATCAGTTTGGTTATGGTGCTAAATTAATAGCTGATAAGTTAAGCGCAGAATGGGTTAAGGCTGGAAATACTATTGGTACCGCAATTGCTGGTATGCTTGGAGAAACTGAATCCGGTATTAAAATGCGTGCTAAGTATGAAACAGCCGCATTAGATGCTCAACGTGAACAGATTAAAACTCAACTACTATTAATAGAGTCTAATGAACGCTTATCGATTGCAATCGAACAAGACTCATTAGATAGAAAAACGGCTGCAATAGGGCCAAATGCTGACGCTAGAGACTTACGCCCATTAGCAGATCAACAAATAGCTTTAGATAGACGTCGCGGAGTTCTTGGAAGCAAAATAACCAAAGGTAGTACAGCTACTCAAGCTCAGAGAATTAAAGAGGGCGAACTTGGTGCTCGTGAAAGTTTAACTTACGTACAAGCAGCTGAAGCAGCTTTTGTAGCTATGGAAAATATTAGTGCTCAAATGAGTGTTGTTGCAATTCAAACAGCTGTTAAAACAGCTGGTTTGGCAATGAAAACGGAGCAAGACAAGCTAGATCGCGAAGCAGAAAGACTAAAGCTAAGCAAAGATGGTTTAAGTAATATAGAGTCAATAGTTGGTACAGAGTCTGCATTACTACAAGTTCAAAAACAAGCTAATGACCAAGCACAATTAGCGTACGACAATGATAAAAAATCATATGAGCTACGACTACAACTTAAATCTTTTGAAATCTTACAAGCAGCTGCCACTTCAAAGGCCGACAAAGCTTCTATCGGTGCGGATATTGAAAAAATAGATCTTAAAATCAAAGAGCTAGCGCAGTCTGGAAAAATCGCCAAAACCAACTTAGATAATAAGCAAATTATTGAAAAAAGTACGCTGGGTTATTCATTACAAGTCAAAGAACAAGAAAAACTGTATACTAGACTACAGGAAGCACAGGCACTAGAGTCTGATAGACTAGGTATGTTGGATTCTCAATTGGAGAACTACAAGCAGCTTGGAGCCATTGGTGAAGAAGAATATACTCGTGCAAAGTTACTGCTAGACAATGATAAGGCAAGACTAGAAACACAGACTCGAATTGATCAAATTCGAAAAGGTGCTAATGACATTACTGCCGGAGCAGAACAAGTTATCAACCAATCTCAAGAAGCTTTAAAAACAGCAACTCCAGAAAATCAAGCAATTCTAAATGAAAAAATTCGTGAACAACGTCAGTTAATTGATGAAGCCAATAAAAGCGGTGACGCTCAAGTACAGAGTTTGTTAACTCAATTAGGCTTACGTACACAGATTAATACTGTTATGGCTCAGCAAGCAATTGCCATGGAAAAAGTAAATTCTGCTACACAAGCGCTAGCATCGTTGTTTGGCGAACTTGGTACAAAAATTGGTAATACAGTGGCTGAGCTAGTTAAATACAGTATGGGTTCGGATGCTATGGGCAAACGTCATGCTGAAAGCCTAAAAGGCATGGACAAAGAT